TTTTTACTTTTTAAATAGATTGTTAAATTGTTTAATTGCTTTGAGAACTTGCTCGTCATCTTCTTTCTTTTCTTCAACTATCGGCTCAAATGTTTCTTCAACGGTTTGAGTGATTTCTTTAATTACTTCGATTTCCATTAACTCGCTTTGAATCCTCTTTATTTCAATCTCTATCAGGCTAAATGTTTCATCGGTAAATCTTCCACCTTTGAACGCTTTAATTAACCCTTCGAGGCGATTGCTTAATTCTTGCTTCTTGTCCTTAATAGACATTTCCCCTTTGAAGCCTAAGGTTGGTGTTTCAGGGTTTGCACCCCAAAGAACCGCACTACCTTCGTATAATTTCAACTCGGTAATAGTTCTAACGCCTTCTTTATCTACGTTTGATTTGATTGTACTAAACCCAATAGAGTGTTGGTTGATTAAACCAGCTTCGTACATTTTAATAATGTCTTCGCCCTTTTCAGTTTCTACTATTGGAGTGATTGCTATTAACATATCATTCTCAACGTATAATTGTTCAGGTTTACCGATTACGTTATTCATATCAGCACAATGATCTACCAAAGACCAAATAAGGTTTTTGCCTGCTGGTCCTCTTTCTGCTAATGTTTTAGTAAACGCTTCAGGAACGATAATGTCGTTATCTAAATCGATATTACCACATCTTGCCCAAACGGCTTTCACTCTGCGTTGCTCACTGTCAACGTCCATAATGTTGTAGCCTAATTCTTGCTTTTCAACAATAGTGTTTTTTAATTGCATATTACTCATATTGACAAAGTTATTAATTTTTTATTATAATAAAGCCTCCGTAATTAATTTACTAATTTCCATTGCTGACAGGTTTAATAATAAATTCCATATTAACCCAGCGTCGCCCATTGGCGGATTGTTTTGTAATGTCATTAATTTACCGTCCGTTCCCCTTACCGCTTCATAACCTAAAGTGCATCGACAATTACAAACGTTTCCTGCGTGTGCAGTTGAATCGCCAGGATGAAGCATAAAATCAATGTATTCCTTTGCGGTTACTTGAAATTTTGCATCTATTGGTATTTTAACTCCGTCCATGTGTAAGTGGTCGTTAGCGTCCCTTGGTATTCTTCTTGTTCTATTATCCCTTGCTGCTATCCATTCTTTAACCGTTACTAATCCTGTTGCCATAGCTCCAACCATTGAGCCAACGTTAGCTGCCCTTGCCGTTTCCGTTCTAGCAATTAACTCTGCTCTATAATTTGTTATTCCACTAACCCTTAACAAATCTATTGTTTCTTGCGTCGTTAGGTTTTGTTCCTGTGCTTGTATTAAGAATCTTTTAATCTGGTCCTTTGTGGTATCTGTAATATCAGAGGCTAATTGGTCTAATCCTTTTGTTTCTAGGTATTGTAGTATAACATAAGTAAACAAGTCGGTCTTAGTTCCTTTGACCTCCATAGGTGCATAAATGCCCTTAGTAGCCTTTTTAACGTCTTTCTCGGCTATTAGTGCCATTTTGGTACCCATAGCAACGTGAAGCCTTTTAATGGTCTTCTTGAGGCTCTTATCGCTTATAGCGTTTAAATCTTGGGTACGACAATAAGTATCGACCTGTTTCTGTAATTCTTTCTTGAATTTAGGCGAGTATTGCGTTAAAGCGTTTGAATATAGTTTCCTATAATCTTGCCAAATCATTACTTAAGGGTTAAGAGGTAAAGCGTCTTAGCTATTAATTGTGCTATTTCGTCTATTTGGTTTTGTATCCAAGTATCCTGGTAAATAGTCTTTCTTTCTGTTTGAACAAACCCGTATAATTCTTTAAAGTACGCTTGAACCATTTCATTGCTTTGGTAGTTTTGTAAAGTACCTACTGAATAGTTTTTAGGACGTCCATAAATACCACTTACGCTTTCTATTAACCCGTCGTATAATTCTGCTATTTCGTCCTGATATTTGTCTAACGCTTTATGCTCGGCATAACTTAACGTTTGATTGTGCCAAACGATTGCTTGTTCTTTGCTATCTAATAAACTACTTATAAATTCTACGAATTGCATATTAAGGCTTTTTAGGTGTTACTTCCATTGGTATTTCCAAAGGTTGAAATTGATCTAATGTTTGTAAGTTACTAGGAATGTAAAGTTTCTCTAGGTCTTCTGTTGGAATGTAATCAGGATTCTTAATGCCCATTATTTCCATCTTTTGTTTTGGACTAATCCACCACGCTTTATCCAACCAATCTACTTGCTCACTCTTATTTGCTTCTAATTCTTGGTAAACTTGTATGTCGTAACCTATATAAACGTTTTGACCTTTGTACCCCCAATCTGTATGTAGCTTTCTATTTAGATTCTCTGCAATACCGTCTAACAAAGGAATAGCACAACGTAAAGTCAAAGCCTTTTCACCTTCTAATTGGTTGTTGTAAGTCTTATTATCGGCATCGTTAAGCAATTGTGCAGGTACTCCGTAGATATTACATAGAGCCTTCATATCCCACTTTTCACTTTCAATAATGTTCAACTCAACTGGACTAAGTCCGATTTGCTTCCAATCCACCTTATAGCCACTAACGGCAATAGAATTAAAGTTACTCGCTCCGCCTTTCTCGCTTACTGCTTTCTTAAGTGCTTGTGCTTGTTGTGATCCACTTGTAGGGTCGAAACGATCATCGTTCATAAACAATACACCTGCTGGTCCACCATTTTGGAACGAAGCAACTGCCGCAGTCTTAGCTTCGTTAGAACGGGTTAAAGTTCTAGCTGCTGCCATTAAAGGCGACTGACCGTACAATTCATTTCCTGTTACTGTCCAATAAGGGTTAAAGTATTTGTCGTGTAGTATTTCCCTTGTATCAAATGACCACATTTTACCGTAGTATAACTGATAACCAACTCGGGTTGGTGGGAACACTTCCACGTTGGCAATGATTGCCATATATTGAGCTGGTAGTGCATAAAGTTCAAAAGGTTTACCATTGTTTGCTCCGCCTTCAATCATTTTAGCATAGATGAAGGAGTTGCCTGTAATTAGTTTAAATCCGCACCATTGCTCAACAAAATCTCCCCAAGTGTCCTCACCGTTAGGATATTTTAATAATTCATTTAAGCGTTGGTCGCCAGTGTATAATTCAAATGCTTTTGTGTGTAGTTTCTTTACTTCGTTCCAATCCTGTATTTTATCAGGTTGCTTCATTAACGACTTATAGCGTTTAGCTGAAGCCTCGTCTACAATCTTATAAACGTGGAATGGAGCAAGTTTTGCTTTATCAGTAATTAGTTTAATGATTGAATAAACTATATCGTTTGACTGGTAACCGTCTTTAACGTAAGCCTGTGCGTTTTGACCTTGCCAAGTAACTATCCCGTGTTGTATTGCTACATTTGTATTGAACGGCATTTGAGGTAAAACAGTGTTAACTTTCTTTTTACTAAAGAAATCTAATAATCCCATAATGTAAGAATTTAAACAAAGTTAATATTTTTCTATTAGAAAACACTAACTTGGAATTTTGGTGTATATTCAAAAATCATTCGCATTGCTAAGGTATCACTAAAATCGGGCGAACGTCCTATTAATGCTTTAACCTTGTCCTTTGGTATAATAGCTTTCTTTTGGTCGTTATCTACTGACTTTTGTTTAACCTGTTCTAGTTCCTCAATTATCTTTTGCTTCTGGTTACTTTCAGCGTTAATGTAAATCTTATTAGCGTTTATTAACTCGGCTAACTTAAAATAACATTGCGACTTAAGATTGTCAAAGTTTTCCTTTTTACGGGTAATTGGGTTTTCCAGTGGCGAACTATTATTTACAAAGTTACGGCATCCTCTTAGTATGTCAGCTACGCCACCGCCTACCCCGTCGCTATCCACTACTATATTGCTTGTTGGTACTTGGTGTTCTGCCTGAAAGCGTTTTATAATGTCAGCCACTTCCACAACTGATTTGCCATTGTATTGATGAAACTTAACACGCAGTCCACTCCATATCCCAATAACAGTACTATCGCTACCAAAACGTGCAACGTCGCAGCTAATATAACTAGAACCAGTCCCAATATAAGTGCTACTGAAAGCATCAAGTATTTTATCATAATCAATTAATTGTGCAGGGTCGTTTGAGTATTCCCAGTTGCCGTAAAGTAAACGCTCTTTACTAACGGTATCAAGGGTTAATAGGTTTTCTTTATAGTGCTTAGATATGAAAGGGTTATCATCTACTAACGAAGGAATAAATCTTTTATTGTGTGCAATAGAGCCGTCTATTTGTGGCTTATAAAAGTCTGTGTACGTCCAATTCTTTGCGGGGTTACAAGTGTATAAAACCTTAGGCACTAAATCGTTTTCATCTAATTGGAATCTAATCCTTGACTTTAGAATGTTCCTAGCCTTATCATCTACCTGGTTTGCCTCGTCGATAAATACATCTGTAATTTCTAACGAACCTAATTCATCAAAGTTAGGGTCGCTTGGATAGCTATATAAATCCTTGAATAGTATTATTGATCCATTAAAGAACTCTATTTGACTTGTCTGTGCGTTGTACTTAAAGTGCTTAGTTGTTTCTAATCCTTGCATCTTAGCAACCTGAAAGAACGAAATAAGGGTAGTTTCTTTTAGCGTCTTTAATATCGATCGTCCTATTAGACCTCTAGTACCTGGATACTTTAACCTTTGTTTTATCTGCCAATAACAACCTAAGATAGATTTGCCACCCCCAGCTGAACCGCCATAGAGTAACTCGTTTGTTGTTTTGTCCTCTAGTAAATCGAGGGCAATAGTTTGTTTTATTGACAGTTCCATTATAGGCTACCTGTATTATTAACGTATGTTTTCTTTTCCTCCCAATTAATATTAATTCCTCCGCTTACTTCTAGTTCAGTAGATTGCTTTGCTTTTCCTTCTAATCTATCTAATACTTCACGATACGCTTTATCATCCCCTCTTAATGCTTTAGCTATTTGTTGCATATCCATTAACTCTAAAACTGTGTATTCTTCTTCTTCGCCAGTAATAGGATTCTTCTTCTTTTGTACTAATTCAAGTAAGCGTAAAAGTCTTGTCTTGCTATTTTGTACCCCTTTAGGTCTTCCTGGTCCTCCAGGATTACCCTTTTGAAACGGTGTTAAGTTTTGTTCGTTCGGCATAATTCACGATTTGTTCACGATTTCTACAAAGATACGCCACAATTAGGGCAAACCTTGTTTCCTTTTGTATTATCTATGCTTTTAGGTTCTTCAATACTAGGTGATAGAAAGTTTAAGTTAACGCTCCAATCGTTTAAATCTACTAAATCCCAATTCTCATTTGAAAGCATATCCATATCCCACTCGCCGTTATGTGTGTTATCTATTATTAATAATTTCTTCTTTTGTCTTTCTGTTAAGTCGCTCATTACTATTACTGGAACGTCTTGAATACCTAATTGAATACAAGCACGGTATCTTTGGTGTCCTCCTAGTATTACGTTGTTTTCGTCAAGTATGATAGGTTTAGCTTTAAGTAAAGCTGGGTCTTGCTCAATAGACTTAATTAATTTGTCAAACTCTATTTTGTTAATCTTTCTAGGATTGTTTGGATTTGGTTTGATTTCTGCTATTAACATTTATCTGTTTTTAGTTGGTGTTCTTATTGAGGCGGACTTATTTACCTTATTTACTTTTATGCTTTCAAACCCTAATAGATTTTTACATTTATCGCATTTAACCTTATGATTAGGCAATTGGCTTAACCAAACATAATCCTCTGTTATGGTAGCGCATTTGCATTTGTATAATCTTTTGCAGCAGGTGTCTTTCATATTATCTTCCTTGTCCTCTGTAAGCCTTAGGCTTAGGACTATGTTTATTGTATGATTTCTTTGCCTTACCCTCTTTTTTCTTACCAAAGGATATTTTCCCGTTAGTCATTAATTTTGCCATAATATTCGTTTATATAGTCTGCTACAAAGTTAAAGGCTTCTTCCTTAGTTTCGCCATATACAAAGTGATTTATTTCCTCAATAATAAAACTGTATCCATAAAGTCCGTTTACGGGTCTTGCTTCTTTTATTGTTTCGTATATGTTACTTGTACTGCTCAATTAACTCGTTTAGTTCACTCCTGGTCCACTTCTTTAATAGTCTGTGTTGATACTCTAATTCCATAACCTTACGTTCGCCGACCTTATCTATTAGGTTTCTGCGGTAACCTATAAGATGGAATTGGTCAAACCCATTGCAACTTTTACACTCGCCATTTACGTTGTACTCGTTAAACCTTAAAGCTGAACTACCCTTAACAGGAACGTAATGCCCTGCGTCCATAACAGTAGTATCTTTAGTTTGTCCGCAACTAATACAAGTAAAATACCCGTCTTCACTATCCCTTTGCCTTATATAGGCATTAAATACCTTTTGAGCCTTTGCAGTTAGTTTAGGAATAGTTATTAGTGCCATATTGCAAAATTAGTTTATTTAATAACACGAAAACAAACAATTCTACCGTTTACTTCAAATCGTTTCTTTTGTAGCGGGTTTAACCCTTGTCTTATTCCGTACTCAGTTACTCCAGTGCTTCTAACTGCGTATGCTATTGATCTAAATACTGTTATTTCCTTTGTTTCAATATCTATCATTTTAATTGATCTACTATTCTCTAACCCCTTAATTTCCCCCATATTGTTTTTACTATTTGTATTGTTATTGCCATTAAATAAAGGCTAATTGCTAGTGGTATGCTAATAACAAAAAACTTTAAATATTTCATTTATCTATTTTTATAAATTCTCATTCCCAACCCATTTTTTTGTGCTAATCTATAAACGTGCCGTTCGCTTAAGTTTATTTTATCTGCTATTTTCTTAACATTAGGGTATTTATCCCTGTCGTTCCACATTCTAGTTATTTCGTTTACATAAACGTTAGATATGTTTAAATCTTCGCCTTTGTATTCAATATGAGGATATTTCCTACATATATGCTCATATAATTTATCGTTATTCATAGCGTTAAAAATACCCCCACCTATTTACTAACCAACATCCCTATTGTTTAAAAATGATTGCGGTGAGGGTAATATTTTATATTGTTTTTAAATAGTTAATCATTGCGTTTCTGTTCGCTTCCCTGTCTATGTCCTGGCTTGTTCTGTTGCTATCGCCCATTGCTTTAAATTGTGCGTGTGCTTCGTCCTTACCATTCATAAACGCTTGGTGCCGTTCTTCCCTGTATTTTTCTAGCATTTCAAAGAATACAGGCATATCCATACGATCATAAACTTTGCCGTATTTATACTTAACCATACCGTCTAAGAATAATAAAATGTCCTGAATAGCTAATTGGTCTTGCTCTGCATCATCTATTATTTCGTTTGCTAAATACATTATTTGTTGAGGATTCATTCCTACCCTTAAATTAAAGTTATTTAAAGCCTTAGTAATTGCTATTGATAAAATACCAGATATTTTTTCAACCCCGTATAATTTTGACAATGCTGGTAGCCTTTCACTAACAGGAACCAACTCGATTACTTTTAATGGCAATGCTTCGCCCTTTTCCTTATATCTGCACATTTCGTTATGTATTTCTCCGCTACTTCCTTTCGCTAAAAAATTTAGTATGAGCTTCGTGTAACTGTTCTGCGGTAATTTTTGGAGCGACTTTTGAGTAGTTGTTTGTAGTTGCATTTGATTCGTTTTTTAGTTGAAAGAAGCCTTGCCACCCCTTTGCTATTGATTGCTCAATAATTTTTATAGCAATATCTTCCTTGCCGTTAGATAATCTTACCAATTCATTTAAACTTGCCTGTATTGATATATTTGATTTATAAGTAAAATTAAATTGTTCTTTCTTAAATTCAAGCCATAAAGACCAATATTTTATAAAATTATCACTACTAAACGGAAAAACTATTTCCTTTCCTTTATTTACTTTCTTTTCCTTTATTTCCTTTACTTTACTTTCCTTTATAGCATTGCTATCGCATTGCGTTCGCATTGCGTTCGCATTATCCCAACGCTTACTTGCTGATTGTCTTGCCTTTACGCTTTTACTATCTCGCTCCTCTAGCCTATTTTGTACGGATAAACTACCAAATGTATCGCCATCAAAAACAAATAAATCAAAGTCATTTATAACAGACTTTACAATGTCGCAATCTATTCTATAATCATACGCTATGCCTTCGTAATCCGTTCGCAATGCGTTCGCATTATTATATAAATCTTCAATAATTGCCCAAAATAAACCATACCCTGTAATACCGTGTTTCCTTATAAGAAACTTAATTTTTTCGTCGTTTCGGCTATTATAATCGTGCGAAAAATAAAATGTATCTTTTGCCATAATAAAAAAGGCTCTAGGCATCCACCCCAGTCAGATTAGGGTTTCAGCTTCGAGCCAATAAGTTTAGTATTAGGTATCTGACACCTATTGCAAATATAAACTAATTAATGCAACTTAATAAAATTTCTTTGCATAATAATTCTGGTATTTTACTGCGTTCAAAAGAACCTTTTAATCCTTGAGTTCCTGTTCTTGATCCTCTAGGAGCTGCTATATGGCATTTATCACCATTTTTACAAGGTTTTTTTGGTACCCAATCTATACTATTAGTCCATATATCTGTTGGTTTCATTCTGGTATCTCCATATTGACAATATGTAACAGTGTGTCTAATCATATCATTCATAAAATTCATTTTCCTTAAAACTCCTCTAGGGTTTTCAATAAAGAAATATTTAGGTTTAAAATGATTAATTATTTCAAGTGTTTTTTTTGCTATTGAAATACCTAATCTAGCAGTATCCGTTGCAGGTATATAAGCACCTTTACCTCCAGTCCAGTGATGACCCAATGCGGCAACACTAAAACCAGTACAAGGAGGAGATGCCCATATTATAGTTGGATTAAAAGGAACTTTATTTAATTCAAAATCTAATATATCAGCTATATAATTTATTTCGCCGAATTGTTTAATATCATTTGAAAAAACTTCAATTCCTAATGATTCAGCAACCTTGCCTATTGATCTGCTTCCAGCAAATAATTCTAATAATTGCATAATGTATAACTAGCGTAACTTTTTCCTTTTTTAGTTACAATTTTAGTGGCAATATTTAACCCATCTTTTCTTAAATCGTTTATTCTAGCTGCCAATCTAAAACATCCGAATTTAGTTAAAGCGTCTATTGGGGTAATCGATTTACCCTTAATTAAATAATTGTGAATTTGTTGGTTTTGTGTTTTCATAGTTGGTTTGTTAAAGTTTTGTTAAAAAGGTAAATCGTCTTCTGCTTCTTGTTGGTTAACAGGATTTAAATATTCTTTCTTTTCAAATTTGTACTCTTTACCACGTCCACAGTATTCTTTTTTCTTTTTCTCGGCTCGGTCTTCCTTGCTTTGATTGTTAAATACTGTATGTGTGTTTTCCTTTTCGTCTGCTTCTTTTAAGTTATCGACTACTAAGTTTGCAAAGTGCCTTACTCCCGTTTTGGTTTGTACTGGCTTCCATTCAATCTTTTCCTTTTCTACGTTAATTACTATCATTTTGGTTAATTTTAATTTGATCGATATTGTTTTCTGTTTGTATGTCTTGTTCTAATTCGTCTTCGTCTATTTCCTCCCAATCGCAATGCTCTAAACAATCAGGACAAATACCCATTTCGGTCATATCGGTTTCTGCTCCGCAGCAAGTTGAAAATGGCATAGTTTAAGTTTTAATTACCGTACTCCTCGTAGCTTTCAGTCCAATCGGACATTGGCATAAAAGGAGTGGTTTCTTGTTTAAAATGTAATTGCACTTTGTATCCGTTTGTTTTAGCGTAATCGCTTAGTAAACCTTTAAAGTATTGCCATTGCTGGTAATATTCATCTTTACGCATACCACTTGGATCGTGCTTATATAGATATCTGTACAGGTCGCATTTATCTATTAATTGTTCTAAACTCATAGGTGGCTCTTTTTAGCGGTGAATAAAGCGGTTATAGCTGGGTTAACTAAATCCTTGTTAAGTTTATGAAGTTCGCTTAATTCGGCTAAATTCTCGCAAGAATCAATAGCTATCGTTAAGTCAGTTATATTTTTGTGCTTCTTAACAAAGGAGGCTAATTGCGTAGCCTTAAAGAACGGCTTTTCTTTTTCGCCTGAAGCATCTGTATCCTTATCGGTTACAATACCCAAAGCAGAACTTAAAGCGTAACGTCTGTAATAAGTAATTCCGCTACCAAAACTTTGGTAGTCATTCATACCCTTTAAAGTAGTCGCTGGGATAGGGCAAGTTCCCTCAATACATTCGCCACTTGCTGTGTGGAAGATAACCGTTAATAAACCTGTTTCAGTTAGTAATTGACTAAATCCTAAACCGTGCTTTTTTAATAGCGGGTTAATTACTTCTAAGATTTGCGGTAAGTCAGCGTAGGTATATCCATACCCATTTGTACCCTTGTGAATTACAGGACATTCCTGTTGAAAGTCTGCCAATGCCTTAAATATGTTAATAAGGCTGTTTTGTTGTAAATCATTCATAGCGTTGAATTTTGGTTAAATAATAATTAAAAATAAACAATAAATGTGAATAAATCAAATAATTTGTATTAATTTTTTTATTTCCTCCTGGTAGTCATTATCGTACTTTAAACTAAGTACTTCATCGATAGTTTGACAAGCGTGAATTATGCTTGTATGATCTCTGTGAAACATACGTCCAATTTCCTTTAGGGTCAATCCTGTACGTTTTCTTAATAGGTAAACCGATATAAACCTAGCCTTAACATATCCCCTTAATCGGCTTTTCCCTTTTACTTGAATAGGAGTTAGTCCGTAAAAGTCGCATACGTCGTTAATTATTTGGTTTGCGTGTTTTTGCTCGTTGTATAACAGTTTGTTCATTGTTCGACTTGGTGCGGTCCAGTAGCTCATATTGTAGTTGTTTAATTTTGTTTCGTAACATTTCGTTCTCTAATTCTAGTATTTGTATCTCCCTAATTAATCCGTGCTTATTGTCAATATAACTCATAGAAAGGTATTTATAGGTAACATAAATTGATCGGTAATTTCGTAAAGGTCCAGGATAAGCCAATGATAGCTTTTAAGTATTCGCTTTTGTACTCCATTCATTCTAGCAATCTTAATTAGAATGTCTTCCTCCTTTTGCATTAAGCGTATTGGAGTATCGCAAGTTCCTTGTCTCCATTTGGCTAAATCCTTTTCAAATAGTACCTGTCTTGATTGTGCAGCTTTAAGCAACTCTAATAAACAAGCTGCTCTGCGGTGTAGTTTTAGTTGTTTTCCTTGATAAATTAGCATAGTGTTTTGGTTTAAATGTTATCTGCTAGGCAACCGATTAATAAGCAAATGATAATAATTAAGATTCCTGAAATAATGCTTACACTGTCATCAATGTAGTCTTTGTTGTCGTTTTTCCAGCTCATAGTTTTAGGTTTTAGATTGATTGTAATTTGGTTCTTAATTCAATTAATGAATCACGTTCTTTAACGTACTCGGCAATTAATACGACACTTTCAAATGTTTGTATTAATTTTTCTACCGTTTTGATACGAGAATCTAACCCGTCAATAATTAAAAACTGTTCTTTTGTTGTAATTTGTAAATTCATAGCTTTTGGTTTTGTTTCACAAAGATATATCAACATAAGTTATAAACAATACTTTTCTACAATTATTTTTAGTTAAAAGAATGTTAAAGCCGTAAAACCCAAGCTACCATTGATTTATTAAAATAAAATATATATGTATTATGCGCATAATTGCCTAATAATACGCATAAAAAAGCCCCGAGTAGAAACTCAGGGCGAACCATTTGTATATCACTTGCTATGAATCAGGACTAAGGTAGCCCTATATTTGATATATACCAAATAAAACTGCCTAGCTTTTAAACTAGGCAGAACACCAACTATGAAGAACAACGTTACAAAGATAGCTATTTATTTAGAGCCGTCCTGGAGCGGTAAATGCCTTGAATTATCGACTTTGCGAAAACCGATTTTCCATAGCAATTTGGTTAGAATTATACTTTTTTCTACCACTTCATCCTCACTTGCTTCGCCGTGCAATATGTGATAGCATTCGTGTATTAAAATTTCTAATTCCTTACGCCCACGCAAACGTGGATCAATATAAATAACCCCGTCGCTTTCAGCGATGCCGTGTGCCTGTTCCCTGCCAAGCTTCTTATATATTACTTTAATATTCACAGTTTTAACAATGCTTCGTCTGGTCTATCAATTTCTTTTACTTCGTATTTTGTTCCGCCTCTGACCTTTGCTAATACTTGTTTAATATTATTTTCCATACTATACAATTCAATTAGTTTTTTAACTAACCACATTTCTTGTTCTGCTAAAGTCATTTTATTCCAGTTTTTAGGGTATCTCATTTTAATATACTTTATCGTTATTATTTTCTATTATTTTGCGTAAATAAAGGGCAAGGTCTAAGGCTTCCTCATAAGCGTAATAAATCCACTCACTTTGTCCTAAATCCTTGCGATCTAAAGTAGTGCCATATTCTAGCTTACCTTTTGCCTCACGCTTTCGCATATCCTCTATTACCAAAGTTAAAATATTTGAATCCATTATTTATCAGTTTTAGAATGCAATTTTCCGCATATTTTGCATTTGTATTGAATCTTAACTAAACCTGAAGCCATAACTCGTTTATTGTTTTTTACTATTTCATCCGAGCCACATTCAGGGCAACTGCTTCGACCTTCGCCAAATATAACTCCGTAATGTGTTTTAGGTGGTATATGAATAGATAATTCTTTAAATACTTTCTCTAATAGGACTACGTCCATTTTACAGTACTTAATCATTTTATCCATAGCGTCTTTATCCTTATTCAATACGATATTCTTCCATAGGTCGTATTCAGTATGAATCTTTTCTCCTATGCCTAAATATTTAGCTATGTAATTAAGTTTATTAGAATTGAATCTAAACTTAGAACGTGCAACTTTTAATGTGTCTATTGTAACGTATGTAGGGAACATATCTATTCGGTGGAATAGGCATCTTGTTCTAATCCAGGCTAAATCGAATTTATCGCCATTATGCCCTACTAATTCATCTGCTTCGTTGGCAACCTTAATAAAGGAATAAAGCATCTTTTTATCGTCTTGTTTTGAATCCCAATACAAAGCGTGAGTTTCCGTTTCTTCTTCCCACTTATAACATATACAAATAATAGCACGTTCCTTTATTATGCTATCTGTTGTTATGTTAAGTTTATACCCCGCCGTCCAAAAGAAACCTATGTTCGGCGAGGTTTCGATGTCGAAGAATAATCTTCTGCGTTTTGTTGTTGTTGTCATTTTTGTTGGTGTTAGTTTTTATTTTATTGAATCACGGATTAAATCCGCTTCTGCTTCCCTTCGTATTACCAGCCCGTCTAATCCTTTTCCCTCCCACAGTCGCTTACTCTTTTCTATTTCCTCAGCTATGCCTTCGTAGTTTTTATTCTTTACTAATTCAACAATGGCTTTCATTTCTCTGCGAGAATCGCCTTCTAACTTAGCACCACGATTAAATACAACAGAAGTTAACGCACCTTGAGTATCCTCGTTTAAATGTATCATATCAGGATAAATACCCAATGTCATTTTATAGTATCTAGGAACGCTTGACTTAGCAAATACTTCTAACGCAGCAGAATAAGGAACTCTAACGTTTAACATTTCGCCCTTAAGCATTGCTTTCGCCCTTTCGCCCTTAAGTCCTAAAGCTGGACGTAAAGCATTAATAAAGTTTAAATTCAAGTTAGGCGACCAATCCGCCATAAATTGTTTCTCTGTGTTATAACCTAAATCATAACCCACTCCGATAGTAACCCCACTTTCGCCACCTGGAAATGTAGGTTTTTGTAACGCCTTTTCATAATAAGCCTTTCCGCCTATTTCAAAGTTCATAATCATTTCGATTGCCTTCCTAGAAATCATAACATACTATTTATAAAATACACTAATAATACCGTCCAAACGATAAATGCACCGCCTAAAGTAATCTTTTCGTTGTTATTCATTTTCTAGGTTTTTATTGCCTTTTACGTTTTCGTATAAGGACTTAAAGAATGCGGCAAAAACAATCGCCACAAAAGAATGGTAAATAGTATCGCTTACTACTAAATCTTTTTGTATTAATCCTGTGCCAATATCTGCTATTGCAAAAATACACATCATAATAAATGCACCTACTCCGATTGCAACTGCTCCGTTTAAAGGCGACTTGTCGCTAAATAAATGCCATATAAAATTCTTAATCATATCTTTATTTTTGTGTTATTGCTAGTATTAATCCCATAAATAAAAAGAATAACCATAACCTGTTTATTTCTTTTTCCCTTTCGATTTTATTGAGGATTTCTTCGGTTCCAATTTGCCTAACTCCTGTTGAGCGACCTTTATAAAAATTGAGCGAATCTTTGCCCATAAGTAATTTATTGAAAACTGAATCATATTTATAAGTTTTAATGTCTAACGAATCCTTTAGTAAACCTATTGTATCGTTATAACGTTTATATAAGTTATTTATTTCATTGCCCTGTTTTACG